ACGCCACTGATCTGCTGGAACTCTTCTTTTAGCTGCTGTCTGAAGTTGTAAACCTCTGGAGGCGTGGTCTGTGCAACAGCCAGAGTCGGAGGTGTTGGTCCCTTATATTGAACAATCGTTATGTCATTACCGAGCTTATCAATACTCGTACTTCCAGCAGGAACCATCCACTTAGGGTGAGAAACAAGCAGAAGATTGCGAAGAATAATGTTGGTAAGATTGTTATAAGTGCCGGTGAGCCCTTTGATGATCTCAAAAAAGGAATGACCGTAGAGTTCACCAGGGTAATCAATATCGGTGAAACGGATAAAAGGTAGGTCTTCTGTGGAATAGGGGCTTTCAGAGTTCTCAAGGATGCATTCCCTTGTGAACTTAATGACACGACCCTTTTCCATTCCTGGCTGGCGCTTTGCGTAGAACGTGTAGACTCGGCACTCATTGCGTGTCGGTCTTAACTCCATTCGGTCGTAATCGTAAACCTGATCGTTATGCGAGCGGATCTCAGCAGCTTTTTCAGGGTACTTAATGCGCAAAGCATCGCAACTGATCATCTCAGACGTAAAGCAATGCAGTACGTCTTCTAAACGGTTCTTCTTATCGAGCAGCACTTCAGGAGATAACTCGACCTTGTACTCTACATCTCCAACTCTGACAGGCTTCTCTACAAAGATAGGGTTGCCGAAGTCATCCTTCTGTTGCTGACCACTGTCATCAAGCAAAGGAATCTTGGCACCGTGCTTCTTCTTAGCCTCAATATAAGCTGGCGAGAGCGGACCCATGTCTGGGTTCCATTTAATAAACAAATAACTCTCTCCCAAGATCATGGCATGGGTAGCTAGCTGAAGCTGAATGACGCCCTCGAAGTCGTTCTCGTACCAGATGTGATCAAGCAGGCCCTTGCAGGCTTTAGCCGATAGCTTGTCTTGCAGCTCATCGTTTGTAGGAAGTACCGCGACAGCTGGCCTAAACTTGATCAAACGAGAGGCGCGGTTCTTCGTTAGGTCAAAGAGATGGTTAGCTACGATCTTGCGAAGGAACGTAGAGCGGTCAGCAGCGCGATCGCGGTTCTCAGCGCGTGCTTCGCTTTCTTGGTATTGGATACCTTTATAGAGAGCAAGGTTTCGGCGCTGCACTCGGATGCGCTGCTCATTCTCATGCTCTAAGAAGTCTAACTCAGTTTTAAGCCAATTGAGGATTTCCTTCTCGTTGCGTGGATCATCAAGGTCTATTGAAAAAAGCGGACGCGCTGGCTGTGCGTAGTTCTTTTCTGTGTTCAGCTCATCGAACGAGTAAGGATGACTCATGGCTCTAGGTTAAGCGAGATTTTCGAAAATGTCTTTCTGCAATGTCTCTTTTACTTCATCGCTAATCTTTTGAAACTGAGAGTCCGCAGGAACAAACTGCACTTGATGCGTACTCTTCTGCATTCCTTTTACTTCTGTAGTCACACACCAAAGACCGATCAGGCAGACAACTTGAAGTACAAGGACGATTCCAAAAGCAGCAGCAATAAGAGGCATCATAGTTTCACTTTCTTTAGCGCTTCCGTAGCAATGCAAGAGTCACACTTGACCTTGCTTTGAATCATCCAGCGCTCACAAGAGCAACCGGGTTCAGATATTTTTAGAAGTACCTTCTTAATGAACTCATGCTCCGCCTTGAGCCGTTCCGTATAGGTCATAGTTCAAAATCATCTACGGCTTGTCCTATGTCGTCAAATGCTGGGAAGTCATCACTAGGTCTTGAACCACGCCAAAACGGATCAGCTTCAGGCGCTAAAGGCTCTGGACTATCTTTAATAGTGTAATGCGTAGCGTCTAAAGCGTAACGAAAGCAGTCGATCAAGTGGTCATTGGCCTTAATGATCTTGCCGTTACCGTCTTTGCGATAGTTCTCCATCTCCCAAAACAATTTTACACAACGGTCAGAGAACGTGACCAAGCCCTGAGCAAGAGCGTCTTTGATGAGAGCAAGGCCTGAGATTTTGTCTGACTTGGCTTTTTGGCTTGGCTCGAAGTGCTCGTTAAACACTTCCATCATCTCGTTTAGGAACCAGGTCTCAGCTTCGTCATATCCTTGACGCCATTCTACTTCTGGCATGTCCATCAGCTCTTCTCGCGTGTCGAGTAACCTTCGACCGATGCGACCGACTGTCATCTCTGACTGCGATGTTTCGTAAATCTCGTCTAAAAGGTACAGCCTACGAGAGTAGGGGTTGATCGCCATGAACAAAACGGCAAAGCATGACGCGCCAGCAGGGTCGGCCCATAAGATCCACTCGAGCTTGCGCCGATCTTTGTAGAGTTGGCGCATGATCTCAGCGTGTGGCTTGACCATTGAGGTGTTGAGCATCGGGAAGATTGCAGCACGTCCGCCTTTAACAAACCTGGCCATGTACTCACGTTCCCACTGGTCTCCGTCGCCTCGAGCGTAAAGCTCCTCGCGCTTTGACTCTAGCCAGCGTTTGCTAATGTGGGGGTTCGCTTCAGTTGGAAACTCGAAGTACCGCTTTTTAGGGTCGCGCTGATACTCAGCTGCTACCTCTGTGAACTGGCAGTCGTGGTCTGGCGGTGTGCCGATGATCACTAAAGGAGTGTCATGGGCTGCTCGGTTGGGGTCATAGGCTTCGTAAAACTCACGCCTAAAGTCCTTAAACTCATCAAAGACAGACAATCCTTTTGGCTTAACACCCCGGTAAGCCTCTACGTTGTCTGACCCATCTAGTTTAATAAATGACCCATTAGCGAAGATGACTCGCATCTCGGTATTATTGATGTCTTTAATCCAGTCTCTAGGACCAAAGCTCTGAATGCGGCGTGACGCCCAGAGAATCTCGCGGGCTTGCTTCATGTACGGCGCGAAGTAGTAGTTCTCACTACCGGGATACGTCCAAGCCCAGCGCCAAAGCAGGTAGCTAACCAGCTCAGTCTTGCCAAGGTTTCGCGCACACTGGGCGAAGACTTCTTTAATTCGGTCATGCAGAAGAGCGCGACCGATCTCGATCTGAGCAGGATGCGGCGTCCACATGTCATGTAGCTCTTTAAGACCTGTGGCGATGCGGACCAGTTCTGGATGGTGCTTCATGAAATGGCTGAGGCGCTAGGATTCGAACCTAGGAATACTGGAATCAAAATCCAGGGACTTACCACTTGTCGACGCCTCACCTAAATTACTTCTTTTCGCTCAAAATAAACGGATCTTCAGTCAAAACCTTCTCAATTTCAGCAGGAGAAAGCTGCTTAACTTCGACGTTCTGCTTCTGCTCGACCTTATCGGCCATGCCTAAGTGCTGTTTTGATAGCCATACGCACATGGTTGGGTTGCCTGAGAGGGCAAGCTCAAACATCTTTCTTCGTAAAGAGATTTTTCCCTGAGCAGAATGCTTTTTATAAATCTCCGCAAAAGTGACGTTGTAAGTTCTGACGCACCACCGCTCTATGGTGTCTTCTGAGCATTTGAACCAGCCTGCTATTTCTACGAGTGTGCAGTTGAGGCCGCAGAGTTTCTCAAACTCTTCTTCGTCTATTTCTTTGAGAGGGCGACCCATTTTCTTTCTTTCACTCATAAAACTGCCGCCAGTTCTTTAACGTACCTTTTTTTCTTCCAAATTCCGAGCACTACGGGTTTTGAAACACCAAAGGTCTTTGCAACCTTTACGCAACCCAAAATGCCTTTTAACTTATAGATTTCTAACACTTGTTGCTGCGTTAATTTCGCGTTGACGTTTTTAGAGCCAATTGGTTTTAGGCCGGTTTTGCTCGCATGTTTTGAATTCTCTTTTGGCGTTACCCACTCTAAATTCTCTGCGCTGTTATCGTGCTTAATTCCATTTTTATGATTTACTTGTGGTTTTTCTTGCGTGTCTAAAAACGCTTTTGCAACCAACCTGTGAATATAAAACGGCTTTCTTTCGCCTTCTGCTGTAAAAACCACGGTTTGCAGATAGCCACCAAACGCCAATCTAGGTTTTAATTTTCTTAAATTGCCCTTTTTTAAAACCCGATACACGTTTCCTAGGTTGCTGATTCTATAATTAGGGCATCGAGTAATTACCTTTAATTCCTCAGCTTCAGTTAGGGCGTCTTCTTTAGCCATTCTTTGCTTCCGCCTTTATGTCATCCCATGCCACGCCGTCTTCTCGGTGCGCTTTCTTGCCCGTGTACTTCTGCCAGCGGTCAAGGATCACGCCGCAGTAATGAGGGTCTAGCTCCATCATGAAGCAATGCCGGTCGGTCTTTTCGCAGGCGATAAGCGTTGAGCCTGAGCCTCCGAAAAGGTCTAAAACACCACTTTTAGAATCAGATACTTTTTCCAAAGCGTGACTAATCATAGGGACAGGTTTTTGCGTTGGATGGTCTTTAGGCGGGTCTCTATCAAACTCCCACACGTCCGGGCTTCTATTACCCCGCAACTCAACCCTACCTTTGTGGCCAAAAAGAATTATTTCGTGTTGGCCTCCAAATGCTCCACTTAGATCGCCCATTGACCAGTTGTTTTTTTTCCAAACAATTAAATTTTTATAGGTAAAGTTTTGTTCAAAAAGAGGCCGCCAAAGGTGAATTGTCTGATGCGATCCACAGACATATGCTGCTGCATCCTCGGAAAGCGCAGAATACGCTACCGGCATGAAGTCTAAAATTTGATCGTCGTTCATCAGCATTGAGTGTTTGCTTTGATGATTTGACTCGTATTTGTAGCCGTATGGTGGATCGGTAAACAAAACATCGGCCTTCTCCCCGTCCATCAGCCGTTCAACATCAGTGATCGCGGTCGAGTCCCCGCACATGAGTCTGTGGTTCCCAAGGATATAAACCTCTCCTTTAACTACCTTTGGCTCTGGGAGCGCGTCTGGTACTTTGTCCTCGTCGCACTGAGGGTCTAGCTTTTCGGCCAGCTCAAGAACGAAGTCTTTAATCCCGAGCAAGTCAATATCGAAGTCTGGTCCTAGGTCTGTGAGGTCAGAGTTAATGCCAGCAAGGTCAAGTTCAGCCCAGGAAGCGATGCTGTTATCGCTTTGTACGTCTGCGTACTCTTGGGCTTCGTCTAGGTAGTCTTGGTAACTAACTGGGACTTCTTTCCAACCTAGGTGCTTTGCAGCTTCTAGGCGTCCATGACCAGAGGTGATGTAACCTGAGAGGTTGCTTACTTTGATCGGGTATCGCCAGCCTTGATAGTCTAGGATCTTAGCAAGCCGCTTAATTTGTTCCTTAGAATGCTTGTTTCGATTCTTGGGATGGGGCTTCAGATCGTCTACTTTGACTTGAGCGTCGTGCGGGCAGTGGATGATCACAGGCCAGCCTCTACTTTGACTTTAGGCGGCCTACCGCGTCTTGGAAGAGTCGCAGGGTCTTCTGGTTTGGCTAAATCTTGGTCAATTTTAGAGTTTAGTTCGCCTTCTAAAGTGAACAAATCCCTTATTGGCCAGTCGCGGAAGCGTTGAAAGATGTAATCGTTTATTCTTTGGTGAATAATTTCGCGTACTTGCCCTTTAAAAGCCAAGTAATCGACCTCAATTCCAAAGACGCGGCCAGAGTATTCTTCAACGGCCTCGATCTCGGCTTTACAAGCTTTGTCATCTCTTGGTCCAATAAACATAACTTAAGTGTTAATTGTATGACAGATTTTAGGCAAGGCTTAACTTTCATCGGCGATTCAGGAAAGCGCTGCTTTGCGCTTAAATGCTATAAAATGGCAGTATACGTCGTTGAGAGTAAGCAAGCGCGAGCCGGGCTAGTAAAGCGAGCCTACTATTGCAAGATGCACGCTTTTGAAGCGCTTGAGCACTCGTAGCAGGCTTAGCCACGAATCCTGCTTAAATTGCCCTACAATCGATTTTAGGACGCAAACCGTGTCACAGGGGCATCAGGTGTCTAAAAGTTAGCCACAGGGCAATTTAGCGACATTGCCAGGTCTGCTTAGACGAAAGCGCTCTTGGCAGACGCCTACCCTCTGGGTTTGTTTAATCTTACGCCTTGCGTTACAATAGGACCATGGTTGCGATCCTAAATCTACTTGCCCTAGGCGCTGTGGTTTATTTTTATAAAGCTTCTGAGCGCTAACAAAACAAAAGCCCCCTGCCAGCGATCTCAAGTTGCTTGCAGGAGGCTTTCATTCCCAAGTCGCCTTGGGCTTACACAAGTACTCAACAACAGTCTAAAGGGCAGGAACAAACCCTCTGCCCGTCGTAATACCCAACTTTTGTTCTTTAGGCATTCTAAAAATAAAAAACCTGAATCCCCTTTTCAGAAGATCCAGGTTGTTTTAAACCTAAGCTGCGATCCAAGGTTTAAAAATAAACTTGCTCAAGAATTAAAACGAGTAGGTGAAAATAACAAGCCTTTGTTGCAAAGAAGTACAAGAGCAGTGTTGCGCCTTCCCGCTCTCTAAACCCAGGTGCAGTAGTAGTAACCGAGCAAATGAAGTCAACCCTCGGTAGGCCACGCGGGGCCTGTGCTTTAACAAAGTAGAACTCCCGCACTGAGTTGCATACGTGACAAGCTAAAAGCAAGGCGTTCAAGAGGACGTCGGGCTACACTAACCCTCTCCGAAGAATGGATGCTTAAAAACGAGAGAGCAGGGCGTTAGCACCAAGGTTAGGCGACGTATGCAGCAAGGGGTAGTAGGACTAAGCTCTAGACTCTTGGTGAATCTATCTTAGCAACTGTGCATGACGATCGAGGGCCTGCAGGGAATAAGAGACCAATACCTGCTAGGCAGCATTCTGCTGAGTACTAGTTAAATAACTAAATTAAGTAACTAGTTTTGAGTTGAGTGCTGCCGGGGATCGAACCACAGACCTTAAACGCACCGATGGGGGCCATTCCCCAGGGCAGGGCGTATAGGTCTACTTTTGTCAAAAAATCGCTTTTTACCTATTCCAAAACTATGCCTTTTCCTGACCGTACACACGTCTGTTCAGAGTGCCACGCAGCGCTCTTAGAGTTAGTCGTTACGAGCTTTCATGGTGAGTGGTTTAAATGCCCAGTCTGTGGGTTCGGCATGATCGTCAAACGCAAGCATCAGGGCTTTGACTTTCCCCCTAACGAAGACAATAACGACCGCGAACTAGACCCTTCATCTCAAGAGCAATGAAACGAGCGAATGAATGTCCTATTGTGCAGATTGTCAGAATGCTGGCTTTGTCTTTGCCACGCCAAAGGTAAAGGAGTCAGAAGAGCTAAGTAGAAGCGAGTACGTCTTTCGATGCACTTGCTCTCGAGGAAGGGCAAAGGTTCAAGTAGGCATTCCACTGTTTAACGATGACTATAAACTTACGTTTCGTCTGTTTGATTTCCTGGCTGAAGCCATGGCTAACAAGGGTAAGTCAGAGAGCATTTTAAATGCTCCTGAAAGCCCCAAGGAAGAGAAAGAGCTAAAAGCTCAATCCGAAGCTCCTAAAGCTCATTTACAAGCGACTAGCGAACCAGAAGCCCTCTGGTAGACTAAGTTCAGGAGATCTCCTCATATGAAAAAAGAAGAAAACGGTAAGTCGGTAAAAGAACTCATGGGCAAGGGCGGACGTGACGCTGCTAGCTACAAATCTGACGTAGGTGGCATGAGCGGTAACGGCAAGAAGATGGACAAGCTGGCAGGGTCTTGCGGCTCTGACTGCAAATCCAAAGATGAAGCTGCTTACAAATCTGCAAAGCTTCAGGCATACTAAGAGCGCGTTTCTCTCTCTTGAAATCTGTTTCTAGACTGAGTTGATGGGTAAGGCCGGGGTTCAGCACGACTCCGGCCTTTTTTTATTTAAAACAGTAATACGCAGTGCTATGCCGTTGCGCATGGGCACACCTGACGAGCCATCTAGAATGCGACCTTTGATCGTTTATTCGATCAGAGTCGATGCTGACGATATTGCCCAAGCAAGGCGCTTAGGGATTAACCTTGGCGCTGTGTTGCGCCGTTACATCAAAGCAGTCGTGTGGAAAGAAGCGGCTACGAGCCAAATCAAAAGGGAACAAGAGAAATGGACAGTTATCAAAAGAGAGAACTGAGACTTCATAAAATTGACCAAGTCATCAGTGTTGAGCCTTCAAGCAAGTATGAAGGCAAAATGGTCGTTACACTCGTTTTGCACAAAGTGACTGAACCCCAGGGACGAAGGTTCTTCGTGTCTGAAAAGCAAGCTAACTCAGTCCTTCGCTGCGCTGACAAGCCAGTAAGCTACTGCATCTTAGACCACGCAAACGACAAGGGACCGCGCTTTGTGTTCGCTTCAAGCGACCCCATCTGGCTTACCAACTCCTTCATTAACGCACCTCCTAAGCCTTACACACCGAAGCCAAAGTCCGATGCGCCAGCCATGTCTATGCGCATGGAGATGCAACAAGAAGAACCCCGTAGGCCGATCTACCAAGAGCCACCACGTTCGTTCACTGAAGACGACCTGCCATTTTAATTAAGGAAACATACAAATGGAATTAGTACCAATCGATCAAATTGAACGCATGGCTAGCGCTGTCGCAAAGTCTGGCCTCTTTGGTGTAAAAAATCCTGAGCAAGCCATAGCGCTAATGCTCATCGCCCAAGCAGAGGGAATGCACCCTGCTATTGCTGCTCGCGATTATCACGTCGTGCAGGGGCGCCCCGCTCTCAAGGCAGACGCAATGCTTGCCCGCTTTCAACAAGCTGGTGGTAAAGTCACTTGGAATATTTACACAGACAAAGAAGTCTCAGCGACCTTCTCGCACCCAAGCGGCGGGTCTGTGTCCGTTGGATGGACAATTGAACAGGCAAAAACAGCTGGCCTAACGAACAAAGACGTTTGGCGCCAGTATCCACGCGCCATGCTTCGTGCTCGTGTAGTCTCTGAAGGTATTAGGACGGTTTATCCAGGGGTTGCCGTAGGCGTCTACACGCCTGAAGAAGTGGAACAGTTTGATGCTAAACCTGAAACCAAAGAAGTCATCTCCAATGTCGTTACTCCTATTGAAACTACTGCGCCCGCTGCGCCTGTTGATGAAGAGCTTGAGCGCAAAGCTCTCTTTGCCAAAATCAAGGCATCTGGTTGGACCGCTAAAGAACTAAAAGATTAC